CAATCTACAAAGCTACAAACTTTGACTACTATGGATTACAATATAACAGAGATTTCTATGAACCAGACAAACCCTTTCATACCTATTTAAAAATATTTGATAAAAGTATAGAATGTGAGTGGAAAAAGACTTGACAAATACCAGTTCGGTAGTATACTAGTATAGTAATGAAAATAAAAGTGATTATATGATTTTGACCAAAAAAAGATTTGCAGAAGCAATCGAAACCCTAGTCTTAGAGAAAGGATTAAACTACATTGATGCAATCGTGCATTATTGTGAGACCCAACATCTTGACCCAGAATCAGTAAAGAACTTAATTACTCCACCTCTTAAACAAAAGATAGAGGTTGATGCATTATCTTACAACTTATTAAAACCAAACGCAAAGAAAGGAAAAGGCAAATTACCAATATGAAAAAATTTAATCGTACACCACAAAGACAAAAGGAATGGGACAGGAAACCAAAGAAACCATCTGGGCCACCACCATTTGATGTCTTGTTAAGACGATTCAAGAAGAAGGTTGAAAGAGATGGTATCATTGCAGAAGTTCGTGAAAGACGATACTACGAAAAACCATGTCAAAAAAGACAAAAGAAATTAAATGGTTGGAAACGAAAAATTAAGATTGATAAGATTCGTGAAGAACAAGCATTGGAAGCTTACAAAAGAACCAATAGGTATTGATAGGTGGATGCGAGATTTGGATACGAATCATATAAATTATACTTAGGAATTAAATTACATTACAATTCTGATTATGATTTTAATAGATACAATGGAAAAGTTAGTGCATCGTTTGAGAGTTATCTTAAAAGGAATGATAAGTTCCAGTTTGCAAAACTTAGGAAACAACACAATGGACAACTTAAAGAATTTTACATATCAAACTTTATGTACAAGGACTTTTGGATAGGGGATTTATTTGGTGAAGAAGCAAAACAAAACTATACAGAGTGGAAGAAATACAACCAATCTCTTCTCTACTCTTTCGAGAAAGATATCAGACATCTTAACACACTTGAAGGGAAACTGGACGATTTATTTAATACTAATACTTCTAGTCACCCTATCATTGTCCAGTGTCTTTTATCCAAGTCGATATCATTTGGAACAGGAGTATTACTTGACTCCCTTATTGGATGGAGTTCCCGCTTAAACATATCAGAACAATATGTCTGGCCAGAAGTTAAAAAAAGATTACAAAAGACTCAAGGGTTTATCGGATATAACAACGATATATTAAAGAAAAAGGTATTAGAAATATATGACTTTTGACACATTTGAACCAACAATGAATGAAATGATGGATATTGAAAACTCTATGTCATACTTAACTCTTAAAGGAGATAAGACAGCATACATCATAGGTAATGGTCAGTCTAGGATAGGATTAGACTTAGATGTTCTTGGCGGGGACATATGGGGGTGTAATGCACTGTTTAGAGACTATGCACCAGACTATCTCACTATTGTAGATGTTAGTATTATGGGTGAGTGTTGTGAATCTAAGTATCCAAAATATAACAAATGTTACTTCTCTGGAGAATGGGATGACCCATTAGGACATGAAGAGTACAATACAATTAAACAAACAATGGGTGTACCAGTAAGAGAGTGGATAGACCCAAGTCATACTAAAGTGACTATGCATGGAAAGGGTAATGGGAATGTAGGTATCCTAGAAATGCAAGCCATAGGAATAGAAGATGACTATAAGATTTCAAAAGTAGATGGCCCTCCAGAGGATTACCATATATTTGAGAATTGGTTCGCAGGTACTACTGCAGCTGCAATGGCATCTAAGAACCATGACTACAATAATGTAGTCTTTGTTGGATTTGATTCTGTTTGGAATTATAATCCGACTAAATATAATAACATCTATGCTGGAACTAAGTGTTATGGGACAGAAGACGACCCAGAAAACAATAGACTTGTAATGGGGGCCTGGAATGGTGACAAAGGTTGGATATCTCAGACACAACAACTAAATATTTTAGTTGACAGATTCCAAAACATAGATTATTATATAATGAAGGATGAATTAAGTATTACTCCTTTGGAACAATACTTAGTTTAAATACAATAATAAAATGCAATACAATGCTAATACGAGGATATAATTATGTCATTTCAAGACTTAAAAAAATCACGAGGTGGATTCGACACCTTACAAAAGTCACTAGAAAGTACTTCTGGTGGAACTGAAACTAAATCATACAATGATGACCGATACTGGAAAATCGACTTAGATAAAACTGGTAATGGTTATGCACAGGTACGATTCTTACCAGCATCCAAAAACGAGGATATGCCTTGGGTTCAATATTTTGACCATGGTTTCCAAGGGCCAGGTGGTTGGTATATTGAGAAGTCTTTAACGACTCTTAATGAGAAAGACCCAGTATCAGAACACAATACTGAATTGTGGAACTCTGGTCTTGAGTCAAACAAGGATATAGCAAGGAAACAAAAAAGAAGGTTACACTATGTGTCAAACATTCTTGTAGTTTCTGACCCTACACATCCAGAAAATGAAGGAAAGGTTATGCTTTTCAGATATGGAAAGAAAATCTTTGAAATGTTGAAAGACAGAATGCAACCACAGTTTCAAGATGAAACACCAATGAATCCTTTTGATTTATGGGAAGGTGCAGACTTTAAAATCAAAGTTCGTAAAGTAGATGGATACTGGAACTATGATAAGTCTGAATTCAATGCTCCTAAAGCATTATCAGAAGATGATGCACAAATGGAAGCAGTATGGAATAGTCAACATTCTTTAGCGGAAGTAATATCACCAGACCAGTTCAAATCATACGATGAATTGAAACAAAAACTCGACAGAGTTTTGGGTATGACAGCATCAACTGCTACTGCAGCTTCGGTGTCATCTGATATGGATGATGTTGCATTTCCAAGTCCAGAACCAACAATTGCAGAACCTACTACTGTATCAACAGATGTAGACGAAGATGAGTCACTCTCATACTTCCAAAAACTTGCAAATGATGTCTAAGGATTGTCAATCCTAATCTATTTGAATTATAAATATATTATGTACAAATAGGATTGACTTAGGGGGCTGAGTTACCACTTGACTCAGAGAATGTACCAAGTAGGATGGTTGAGGTTTAGGTACATACATCGTGGTAAGATATCAAATGCGGCAGTGTGATATCGGTTAGATGGCGGGATATTGAAAGATAGACGAGGGGCCAATTTAACATCTTTATATTATGGAAACTTCTTATGACAAAGCAATGGCATGGTGGGAAAGGTTCGAAACAACGCCCATCAGAAGGAACAGTCTACCAAGACAATTGGGAAACGATATTTGGTAAGAAGAAACCAGAGATTAAGTCACGCAAGAAAACACCAACTCATGGTGTATCTCAAGTCCATAAAGATAGGACTAAAACAATTCCAAGAAAAGAAAAATACGATTCTACCCTAGACTAGGGTAATGCATTGATGAATGTTGCATCATTCTTGAACCAGTTGCAGTAAAACTTTTAGTAACATTGGTTCTATTTTGATTTTGCATAGTACTTACTGGTGCATTAATAACAATAGGTGGTTGGTTATTTTGATTAGCAACAGGTGTAACATTATTCATATTAACTGGCATAGTACCAAAGTTCATATTCTCTATCTTCATTCCCTTCATTGCTGTCTTAAATTGCTTCAACCTTTCAATTCTTGTATCGTCAAAAGAACCAAATGCATTACTAATAGCAGTTACACCTTTAGCAAATCCTTCTAGATTTCTACCCATACCTTTTGAAACATCAATACCAACTAAGTCGGTAAATTGGTCAACACCACCAACACCAAAGAAGGATGCAACTGCTTCTCCAAATGTGGTTGTAGGTAATACAAAACCTTCTACTGCACCTTTTAGTTTATCTAAATTACCTATACTTTGTTCCATATCTTTATCATAGAAATCCAATGCAAATGCAATCTGTTTTAAATCTTTTGCACCACTACCAAAGAATTTTGCACCACCAACATCTGAAAGTAAATCACCAAGTTTCATATCTTTAAGGGATTTTATGTTTTCTTTGATTTTGGTCGTATCTAACTGGGCTAATGTACCAACATTCTCTGCATAAATTCCAGCTGCTGTTCCTATTGCAATTAAACCACCAGAAATAAGACCAATTGCAGCTAATCCAGCACCAACTGCAAAGATACCACCACCAAGAACTAATGCACCAAGGGCAGCTACAATTGCAGATATGCCTGCAATACCTAACCCTACTTTTACTAGATTTAGTTCTTCAAAGGATTCCATCCCTTCGAATGCACCAGTCCTATTTCCAAATGCAAATGCACCAAAAATTGCAGATAGACCAAGGCCAAGTGCAACTCCACCAATTACTAAGAATTTTGCAAGTCCTACTGCACCTGTAGCTAATCCAGTTCCTAGAGCTGCAAATCCAGCACCTATTGCACTTAATCCAATACCAGCACCTTTACCAAAGAACCTTGCAAATGTCATAAAGGGAAGGACAAATCCAAATTTTGTATCACCTTCATTGGTCTCTCCTACATCACCTTGACCAACTGCTTGACCAACACCAGTTCTTCTTGCAATTCTATCTTTTTGTTCTTGTCGGAATCTTGTTTCATCTCTCACTGCACTTCTTTGTGATAATCTAAGGTTTGCAGCATCAACTGCAATACTTCGTGACTCTCTTGCATCTTCTTTACCTTCAAAAAATAGTTGTCTCTTGAGTGATAACCCCAATCTTACTAATACTGATTTTACACCATTACCTATTAGATTTAACAAAGTACCAAGGAATGGTATTTGTTGTAGGAAACCACTTATAGGGCCAAAGAAAGTTAGTAGTTTATCAAAGTCACCTTTTAAGTCGTTTCCAAAGCTTTTTGCAATTTCTTGACCAGTCAATTTACCACCACTTTCGATAGACTTTTTCATGTCTTCAAAAGTACCACCAGCAAACTTAACAAAAGTCTGTTCAAACCCAGAGAGGGCTTTACCATATGTTCTAATCTCTTCTAATGCTGACTTCTCCTCTTCGAGTTGTCTTAATAATGCATTATCAAGAGATTGACCATTCTTTTCTAAAGTATCTTTAACATTAGAAATACTTTTATCTAAGACTTCGATGTTCTCAGTTATATGTCCAATACCACTAGTTTCAAGGAAGTTATTAATAGCATCTTCGGAAGATTGAGCCAAAGTCATAGTTTGAAGGTTGTTTTTTGTTCGTTCACCAACATTAAACTTTTCAATCTTATCACCAGCATCACTAATGATGTCTCGAAAAGATTTAGACTCTTCTTCTGAGGATTCTTTGATTTGTTTCATCAACTTATTAAAAAAGACTTTAGTTAAGCCTGCATTTAATTCATTTGGTTTGTTATCTTCTTCAGCCATATTATTATTTATCTATTTGTCGTTGTTAGTAGAGTGTTCTTTTGCAGCTGAGTTGACATATAGTCCAAACCAAGCAGCTCCTGCTCCAACTAGAATACTGATAAGACCAGATTGTTCCATTGTTGGTGCTTCTAATCCTATGAACCACATTACTACATAGTATATTAAGAATATGTATACACTTAAGAATGCACGAGGCCATATTCTCCAACTATCTACTGCTCTTGCAGCGAATATCCATTTTTGCCATGGATTAACTTTATCATCATGTGTTAATTCAAATATTTCTTGTTTTAACGCATTGTTCTCGGTAACCATTTCCATAAACTTGCTTAAGTCTATTTCAACTTCATTACGACTCATGTCACCACTGAATCTTTCTTTATCAGACATTATACTCTCCTATTCTATCTGTTCTGTTTAGCTTTTAACTCCTCTTCTTCAAGATGAGCTAACAAAAGGGAAACATAAATTTCCCTTTCCCATGGATGCATTTCATCGAGTTCTGTTAGTGACCAACCATGATGTTGGATTAAACCAAAGTTAGTCTGGATATAATTTGCAAGTGTTTCATGAGAAAGGGTTAGACGAAAAAATTCTGAATTCCTTCTAGTCTTACCTTACATTCTGTACCACATTTACTGCAATTATATTCGACATCCTTCACCATCTTCGGTAGTTCACTAAACCATTCCATTATTTTGTTGAATTGTTCTGTTGACAATCCATCCATAAACTCTGAAAGTTCACTCTCAGTGAAATCTCCTCTACTATGTACTTCATCTGCATCAAATATAGAATCGATTGAGTAAGTTAAGATTTTAAATATGTCTGATACACCGATGTTTGCTACTTCATCACCACCAAGTGATTGTTGTATCTCATTGTAGTTTGGAACTCTTAAAGTTACACCTACATTGTCAGTTATCATAATCTTATTATCTTTAACTTCTCCTTCTATTTGTATTTCTGTTAAATCCACTTCAACTTCTGTTGTACCATCACATTGTGGTTGGTTTTTACAACCAAGAACCACTCTGGTTTTTTCTCCAACAGACTTAATACGAATTTGTAAGAACAAATATTCTAAATCTGCGTTACTCAGACTTGTTATCTTGCTATTCTCTATTTCAGAACAACTTTCTACCAAGTTTATAATAGTATGTGTTATCGTCCTATTATTCTCGTCTTCTAGTGCTTGAAGTAGTACTTTCTGTTCTCCTACTGAGAATGGTCTGTACTTGACTTCTTTACCAGAGACAGGTAACTTTGCAAAATACTCTATAGTATTTACTTTAGGTAATGCCATAATATACTCCTATTGTTAGGAAAACTTAATCTTATTTAAAGATTGCGTTTTCAATTTTACCTTTTACTTTATTTGTAAATTTATTTAAATGCTTATCCATAAATCCTACGAATAGGTTTGATGGTTTAGAATTAGTAAATTCACTATGCCAGTATCTATAACGAAACTGTGCATTAAATTTCATCGTGTCTGAAACTTCGTAACCTAAGTTTACAACACTTAATTGTATTGGAAATGCTTCAACCATAATACATCGATAATTTACATTATCATATTTATCTAGCATTTCTACATAAACTACACCAGTGTAGTCATCAGCAAATCTAGAATGGAATCCACTATTACCATTAGCTATTCCACCTACATTGTTTTGCCACAATTCAATCAATTCTCTTTCTTCAAAATCATTAGTCATGTAGAATGAACAATCAAATGAATCGTATTGTGCTTTATGTGGGATAACTCTCTTTGGCCCATACTCAGAGTCTTCTAATGTAAAGAATCCTCTGCCAGGCAATGTTGCAGAATCACACTTTAGTCCTCGAACTGCAAGACCACCTACCTTTGCACCAGTACCAAACATTGCAACATTATATCTATTTCCTCTCTGTAGAGAGTCCATCTGTGACTTAAATCTATCTATCTTCATGCCATTTTCTTCCTACTTTCTTTCCAAACTGCATCCATACTAGACTTCTTGAATGATTCTATTGGTAAGAATATTGCAATCTCCCAGTCTGCACTATCTACTTTTGCAAATGCACTTCTCACTTGAGAAGATAGATAATGTTTATAACATGCTTTGTAATATGGTTTACCTTGGATACTTTTAAGTAATTGGTATGTCAATTTAAACCTTGTTGATTCATCAAATTTATTGTTCGTTGTTGTATCATATAATGCATCTAAAAATTGTGCTCTCATTGTGTGTGGTAGATAATGGAGATTAAGTCCATAGAATCCGCCTTTAGCAGGTTCTACTGGTATACACAATGGAAACCTATCATAGTAAGGTAAGGTTTGTTTGTGTTTAGGGTCGTACATATACATATACATATCCCCAAAGATTTGTCGTTTTCTAGTCTTTGCATCTCTCAATAGTTCAGTCCTATTAACACTTTTCAGTGTTGATACTCTTTGTCTGAACCATCTCATGGACTCTTTAGTCCTTGCTTGGATACCACCACGAAACGCTTCTCTTTCTAATCTGTCAAATAGTTT